CTCAACTATTGGTTTGCCCAACTTTGGATATGCCCATCTATTGATGCCTGCTAAAATTGGACCAGTGTCATCTTCAAATTTCATGTTCAACCACAAGTTATTAGTCTCTGCTCTGCGACCACCTCTTTTTGCTAAGTTTACTGTTTCATTTAAGTCTCTTAAATTCTTTTCAATGAGCTTTCCAAAAACAACAAACTCTCCAGGATTATCAGCTTCAAGATTTTGTATATCTGTTATGGCTGTTTTTATATTATGTTTTGATGGTTCTTTTTTAATATGACCAAATCTTCTTTCACATTCAAAAATATCATCGTATGGTGTTTCTCCATTGTCTAAAAGATTATTTTGTCTTGGTGTTAATGGTTGACTTAACTCTCTTCTATTTATTATATCCTCAGACATTTTTGGACCAACACCTTTTATACCAATCAATCCACCTATCAACTCACCATCTTGAACTGACCAATTACTTGTTGATTTGTATTTATCATATGGTTTATATACAAGACCTTCTCTTACAACTTCTCTTAAAAGTTTAACTCCTTGTTCATCATCCTTAACATTTCTTAAACATGCAGCTGCAAATTCTAATGGGAATTTACTTTTTAAAACACAACACCAATAACTGACAAGTCCATAAGATATTGCATGGCTACGATTAAATGCCCAAGATCCCATTGTGTTAATATTTTTCCATATCTTTAATGCTTGATCTTCATCGATATTATTTTCTTCAGCACCAACTTTAAATCTTTGCCAATACCTGTCAAAAAATTCTTCACCATAACTTTTGCTCATTGCTTTGCGAAGTTGAGAAACATCCTCCCAACTTAACTTGCCAACATCACGAGCAATATTCATAACCTGTTCCTGATAAACAACAACACCTTTTGTGACTTTTGTAACTTCTTCAGTCATTGGGTGAAGATATTCTATTGGTGAAGATCCAACTCTTCTTTGAATATATTGAGTTGTTCCACCTGAAGTTAATGGTCCAGGACGAGCCAAAGCAGTAATTGATGCGATATCTTCAAAATCATATATTTGCATTTGCCTTGTTAATGATTGCAAAGCATAACCTTCAAACTGAAATATGCCTGCATATTTTTCTTTATTTAAAACACTAAAAGCATCTTTATCATCTAATCTATAATTTATTAATTCTTCTCTTTGCCAACCAACTTGGTCAAGTATATCTTGCAAAACAGATAAAGTTCTTAATCCCAAAGCATCGATCTTCAATAAATTTAGGCTCTCAGCATCGATCTTATCAATCTGTGCTGCACCTGATTGTTGATTTACTGAACAATATTTTCTCACTGGATCTTCAGTCACAATTATTGCAGCTGCATGAACACCATTGTGACGAGCATGATTTTCCATTTTTGATGCTATTTTCATTTGTGGATACTTTTCCAGAACTTTTTTCCCAATGTCGAGGTCGTTAAATGTGTCCATTATGCACATGGCTGCACGAGCATCCCCAGAACTTCTTTCTATTATTGCACCTTTCAGATCATTAACTTCCCAAGAAGGAACACCAAGTTCTTTGGCAACTTCTGTTATTGTGCTCTTTGCTTTGTATCTTGATATTGTTCCTAAATGTGCAACTTTTTCCTCACCATATTTATCTCTCAAATAATTTATAACCATCTCTCTTCTATCGTCTTGAAAGTCAATATCAATATCAGGTAAATCTTCACGAGTTATATCAATAAATCTTTCAAACAATAAATCATGTTTTATTGGATCGATGTCAGTTATCCCTGTTAAATAACAAACCAATGAACCTGCTGATGATCCTCTTGCTGGTCCAACTAGCATATGTTGCTTGGCAAAATTAATCATATCAGCTATTACAAAAAAATAATCTTCAAAATTTTTATCAGCTATTAAATCAATTTCTCTTTTTAGTCTGGCTTTATATATTGAATCTTTTAAATTTATTTCTCTTTTTACAGCACCTTCAATGCAAAGTTGTTCTAAAGTTTTTTCAGAATTAAATGATACCATTGAGCCTTGTGGTAATTCAACATTACACATATCAGCTATTTCATAGCTATTTTTAAAAGCTGAATCTGGAATCCAAGGAACTAAATCTTTTAATTCCCATTCATTTAATATATGCATTGGTGCTGTTCTGTTAATTCTATTTTGACCAACAAGAACTTCATAACCTTTTCTGTCATCAACTTTTGGGAAATAATTATCAGATGTTGATATAGATTTAAATCCTTTTGCTTCACAAAAATCTAATGCCTTGCGAGAACTCATAGGATTTATCTCAATATATAAATTGTTTTTTCTGGCCAAAGGAAGCATTCCCCATGCAGGATGTGTTCCACTCAGTACAATTAATTCATCTGATACATCAAACAAGTCAGAATATGAAAGTCTGGGGAAGTAATAAAAATTTTCTTTCTCTGTACTTTTTGTTACAAGTTCATAAAGTTCTTTTAATCCTTTATTGCTCTTTGCAATAAAAGCCATTTGATTTGCTGGTTGCTTTTCTCTTTTAGTTGAATCTTCAACAAATGATATCTCAGTACCAAACAATGGTTTTTTATTTAATTGCTTACATGCCTTATCAAAAGCAACATGACCCCAAGTACCAGTGTCACATATACCAACTGCTTCACCTGCAGCTGATTCAACAACTTTTTTGGTATGACCAAATGCTTTGCGAAATGAATATTCAGTTCTTAATCTAATATTTAACATATTATTGCCATTTTACTGTGTAGTTTAATACATGACAAATATCTTTTGTACAACTAGTGACCATTATATGTGTCCTTCTTTTTTGTACCATCTCAATATTTCTATTGTTGCTTCAACATCAACCAAAGATCTGTGAGCACCTTGAATCTTTTTATTAAACAAATCTTCATATATATCACCCAGTTTTCTCATCTTTCCCCAAACTGACTGACCGATCTCAACTGTGCAGATATGATTATATGGCCATGGGAACTTTGTTAATTTATCTATTCTTTCTAATTCAAATTTTAATATCTGTCTATCAAAAGATAGATTGTGTGCTGCAATTGAACCCTGACCACAGAACCATTCAGCAAGTTTTTTATAATGAGCAATAAAAGGTTTTTTATCTTTTAACATCTCATCTGTTATTTTTGTTATCTTTATTATTTTTGGATCTAATGGGTGTCCAGGATTACACAAAAACTCAAAGCTGTCTATTTTTTTAAAGTCATCGTCAACTTTAATACCACCAAATTCAATTATCTTTGGTTGTATATCTAGATCACTGCCTTCAGCTTTTGGTAATCCTGTTGTCTCAAGATCAAATATTATCATTACTTATCCTGATAATAAATTTCAAATCAACACCCAATATATCTTTGGTATCAAAAATAACATAATGATAGGATCTTTTTCCTGCGATTGCAGCATTTGTATGAGAGTTTGTAAAAACTTCCTGTGCAATGCCTATATCTCTTTCCTCAAAAAATGTTTTCCATAAAGAAAGTTCAGCATTTGTACAATGCATACCAAGATGACTTACAGAGTTTCTTCCTCTCTTTTCTGTATCCATCCAGTTATTGCCTTCAGTATAATCCAAAACTTCAAATTCTTTACCAGAGAAAATATCATAATTGAAAGATAAGTCTGCTTCATTTGTTCCAACAATACCGAAAACAGAACCAGTCGCAACAACATGATCCTCAACCCAATCCACTGCACCTATTTCAGATAACAACTTTTTTGCTTTAACTGGGTTCTTTGGGCAAATAGCTATTTGTTCGATAGTAAATTTCATATTAAGCTCCATATGGTAATATGCATCCTGTTAAATATTTGTGATGCTCTTTTGATTGTAATAAATATGCAATGAATTCTGCTAGTCTTTGGGGTGGTGTTTCTTCCCCTGTTAACAAACCATCTAATTGATATTGCCGAGCATAATCATTTGCCCAACCACGAGTTTTAACAACTTGTTCATCTATTGATTCACTCATACCAGTGCCTGATAATTTGTTTGGTGCTATACCAAAAACTGTTATGCCATGCTTTTTTGTTAATTCACGAGCCATTTGTAAAGTCATTATATGAGCAGCACCTTTTGAAGCATTGTAAGCCAAAGAACAAGTCATTGGCATGTGGGAAGCATTGCTGACAATATTTAATATTGTGCCTTTGTTCTTAATTAATGATGGCAAGCATGCTCTGGACATCATGTATATTCCTTTTGCATTTACATCCATAACTTTATCCCACATATCTTCTGTGAAATTTTCAAGCCAATCTATTAAATTTACTCCTGCATTATTTATTAATACATCAACATTGATAGATGCTGCAGTTTCTGCTTTGGTTACATCATCACCATTATTGATATCATAACCAATAACTAAATGACCTTGTTTTTCTAGCTCATCTTTCATAGCTTTGCCAAGACCTTTGCCTGATCCTGTAATTAAAATATTACTCATTTTTTATTTCCTTTTATTAATGATTCAACCATTGCTGCATAAACTGCTGCATCATGTATTGAGTCTTTGTGTTTTAAATCGCTGTTAGCAAATCTTGTAATTTTAACTATCATGAGTTCAAAAAGGTGCCATATATTATAATCATCAGCTGTTTTAAGATGAATGCCTTTGGGGAATAAACCAACCATGACTTCACCAACTGTTTTATAATTATCACCATAAACTTTATTTCTTTCACGAAATGTATTTGCCATTTCTTCTAAAATTTTAGCTGCATCTTTTTCTGGTTTATATTTCGGCATCATCTTTTCCTTTTTCATATCCTCTTTCATATTCCTGTTCAGCAATTTTTTCATAATCATTTGCCCTTTCAATCATTTCTTCAAAGTTGCCAAGCACTGTTCCTGTTATGTCAAGCACTCTGGCAACCTTAATTCCATCAAGTTCAAGGTCATTGTTAATAATTTTGAAATACATAGTTCTAAGATTTGTGGACATTGTTCACCTCTTTAACTGCCAAACAACTTAAACCTAAAGCTCTCCACATATCAACACACACAGCTCTATCCTCAAGCACGAACCATATATTTTTATCAGAAAGGTTATTTTTGTATAAATTTTCCTTTGTTATATGGTCACTAGTGGTATCGTTTAATGGTCGCATGTATAACTGGTCGCATGGAATATCATTTAATTCAAGCCATTTTAAAGTCATGGCTCTACACGATTCATCTCTGGCAGTCAATATAATTATCTCAGTTTCATTATCTTTCAAAGCTCTGAGGATATTGCAGATGTTCTCTATTGGTGGATCATCTGCTCCTGCTCTGTTAAATTCACTGTAGAGCAAATCATTATATAAATGAGCTCTATGTTCATAATTAGATATTGTGCCATCAAGGTCTGATATAATCGTCCTCTTCATTTATTCAATGCCTTATACATAGATGGTGCTGCCCACTCTTTTGGAGTTAAAAAAGGTTTTGCCCATGGATGCTTTTTTACAACTTCATCAACCATTAATGTAAACACCTCACGATATTCACCTTGTGCTCTTGGGCTCAATCTGCTTTTTGCCATCTCATGCAAAGTTCTTAAATTAAATTTTGCCACAATATTTGTATGAATATTTGTTGGCAGAACTCCACGAGCATCTTCAGCATAAACACCAAGCTCTCTTAATTGCTGGTATCGCATATTAATTAATTCCATAGTCTGATCATAAATTAATTTTGCCTCTTTATTGGTGGCTATTTTTTCTGGGACTGAATAACTGAATCCCTGCATATCAACAGTCCTTTGAGATTGCTGGGCATAAGATGCTTGACGAG